CCTCACCACACAGCCAATATGCCCCAGTTACCTTAGCTCCTACCTTCCCTAAAGTAAGCATCAAGAAGGCTATCAATGACACTATCAACAGTTACTACCCGAAACTATGGGCAGTAAGTTCAACAACCTTTACTTTCAACGCATCTCAGACTACCTATGCACTTCCAGATGATTGTGAAACAGTTCTGTTTATGTCGTGGCAGACCACAGGCTCAAGCCAAGAATGGCTACCTATCAACCGTTGGCGAATTGATGGTATGGCTAATGCCGCAACATTCAACACCAATGTCACAGTCAATATCTATGAGAATATTCAGCCTGGTAGAACAGTGCAGGTCTGGTACACAACAGAACCTAATACCCTTGATGCCAGCACAGATGACTACGAAGATGTCACAGGATTGCCAGCCAGCACATACGATGTAACAGTCCTAGGTGCCTGCTACAGACTTCTATCATTCGTTGACGCTGGTCGTATCAATCTATCCAGCGCTGAGGCTGACCTCAATGACACCAAGAACCCATACAACTCTGGTGCTTCTGCTTCTCGTTATGTCTTTGCTTTATTCCAGCAGAGACTCAATGACGAAGCATTGAAGTTAGCTGACAAGTATCCAATTCGTATCCACTACACCAAGTAAGGAAAGCCAATGACACGTCTATTTTCTAGCATCAGCGTTCAGACCACGCTGGCAGCACCGATATCTAGCGGTGATACAACAATGACTGTCTCCTCTGGTACAGGTGCGGCACTTCTTGGTGGCGTGACTCTGGCTGTGGGGGCTGTTGACCAGTTCACAGTAGCAATCGATCCAGATACTGCTAATGAAGAAATTGTCTTCATTACTGCCGCAGCCTCTGATACATTTACTGTAGTTCGTGGTAGAGCTGGAACAAGTGCTGTTTCTCATTCAAGTGGTGCTACAGTCAAGCACGTTCTAACTTCAGACGATCTCAATGCTTTCCAGTCTGGACTCAACGAAACACTACCTCTCAATGCTCAGACTGGTACTACATACACTCTTGCTGCCTCTGATGCTGGAGACGTGGTAACGCTTACTAATGGCTCACCAATTACTGTTACTGTTCCAACTAACGCATCTATTGGATTCCCAGTAGGAACTCAGATTACCTTGGCTCAAATGGGAGCAGGTAAAGTTACAGTTGCTGGCGCTGCAGGAGTATCTGTTTATTCAGCAGACTCATTCTTGAGCCTTCGCACACAGTATTCATCTGGAACTCTTATCAAACTAACATCAAATACTTGGTTACTAATAGGAGATTTGGCAGCCTAATGAGAATCCTTGGAGTAGTAGCATCATCATCTCGTGAAGTACCTAATGCACCAACAATCGGCACTGCTACCGATGTAGGCACTGGTCGTGCTTTCAACAACGGAGCTGCAACAGTTACCTTTACTGCACCTACGTGGACGGGTGGCTTGCCTATTACTGGCTACACTGTTACCTCAAGCCCTGGTGGATATACAGGTACAGGATCTTCTAGTCCTATTACTGTTGCTGGATTACAGTCAAATACTAATTACACGTTTACGGTCAGGGCAACAAACGCTATCGGACAAAGTGCGGCTTCTGCTGCATCCAATAGCATTCTTGCAACTACAGTTCCTCAAGCACCAACAATCGGCACTGCTACAGATTTAGGTACTGGTACTAGCGTTTCTGTTGCGTTTACAGGTAATGCTACTGGCGGTAAAGCAGTATCAACATATACTGCCACATCCAGCCCAAGTTCTATTACTGGATCTTCAGCATCGTCGCCTATTACTGTGTCTGGACTCACCGCTGGAACGGCCTATACATTTACAGTTACAGCTACAAACGCCAATGGTACATCTACTGCATCTGCTGCGTCTAACAGCGTAACGCCTGCTGTGCCTACTTCGTTTGACAGTATTGCATCATCAGTGCCGAGTGGTACTGGTACTGTTACTTTTAGTTCAATCCCACAAACATATAAGTCACTACAACTTCGTATGTATTGCCGACACACTGGTGCTGGTCAAAGAAATATCAACCTTACGCTAAATAATGTCACTACTGCCTCTTATTCTCAGCATAGCGTAGAAGGTTTTAGCGGAACTGTTTGGGTTTCTGGAGTTGGCGTTTCCAATTCTAATATCCAGTTGGTTACCTATGCAAACCCTCCGACAACTGCTGTAGTTGGAGCAATTATTGACCTAGTTGATTATACCTCAACTAGTAAACTAAAGACAATCAAAAGCACTACTGGCGTTGGAGATTCCGCAAATACCCTAACTGGTATATCATCAGCATCAAGTTTATTCAATTCTACTGCTGCGATTTCAACAATTACCGTAACGGCAACTTCAACAACCTTCAATACTGGAACAGTAATCGCTCTTTATGGAATTAGGGGATAATCAATGCCAGCAACTTACGATGCTATTGCAACTACTACTGTTTCAGGTGGTTTCAATTCAGTCAATTTTAGTTCCATCTCACAAAGTTACACGGACCTTCGTGCCGTAATTATTGGTAGTTGGACGCAAGCAGGTCAAATGATTATGCGTATCAATAATAATACTAGTTTTATATATAGTTTCAGGCGACTCAGTGGAGATGGTAATGCTGCATCAACTGGAGCACAACAAGGTCGAGATTTTTGGAACATTCCAGCTTATAGCTTTACTAATCTCAATCAGACGTATATGTCGTTTGACTTTATGAATTATTCATCAACCGCAGCAAATAAGATAGCACTAGTTGACTTTGCAGGTGACCGAAATGGCTCTGGAGCAATTTCTTCAGAAGTTCTACTGGCACAGACAACTGCTGCAATTTCTTCAATTCAATTCACCATTGAAGATAATACTACTACCTGGGTCGCTGGCTCAACATTTACTTTATACGGAATCCTCAGAGCATAGGAAACGTAAATGCCAATCACTTATATCAATATCGCAAGCACAACACTAAGTTCAAATCAAGCAACAATTACTTTCAATTCAATACCATCAACATATACAGACCTTGTATTGCGTTGGTCAGCAAGAACAAATCGTTCTGGATGGCCCTATGATCAATTTTCGCTTAGATTGAACAATGTTACAACGGTCAATAATTACAGCTATACACAACTCAACGCTTCATCAACCTCTGCAGGCACAAGTAGAGGAGCAAATACAAGTGATATTGTACACGTAGCGGCTACTGCTGTTACCGCTACTACTAACGCTTTTTCATCTGGTGAGATTTATATACCAAATTATACATCGGCCACCAGTAAACCTATGACAATGTTTACTGCATCTGAAAGTGATTCAAGCACCAACTGGTATATTACAAGAACTGCTGGACAGTTTATTCCTACATCTACAATAAGTAGAATTGATTTTTATCCAACATTTGGAGCTAGTATTATTGCAGATTCAACTTTTTATCTATATGGAATCAAGAAAAACTAAGGAGCAATAATGACAAAACCAACTAAAGTGGAAATCAACTGCGAGACAGGCGAAGAGACAATCATTGAATTGACTGACGCTGAAATTGCACAGATGGAAGAAAGCCGCCTAGCCTGGGAAGCAGAGCAAGTAGCACGTGAAGCAGAAGAAGCAGCCAAGGCTCAAGCAAAAGCAGCAGCCGAAGCGAAACTGGCAGCACTTGGTTTGACCGCAGAAGAAATCGCAGCACTCTCTAAGTAAGGAGTAAGTCTTTGGCCCCCTATGGCGATGACATCACAGAAGGTATTCCCTATGTACTATCCAACCCAGTTGGAGCAATCAACTACTCATCTACTGGTGAGGCGTATGACATTGCTATCGGTGGACAACCATTCTTCTTGGCTACCTCTGACGATACTCCGTATCGCCGCGTCACTGCTCAGTATCGCAAGCAGCAGTATGACCAGACCCGTGAAGCTGGAGAGCAGTCACTCACTGGTTGGTGGTTCAGATCCCAGTCATCCTTTCATCTAGGTCAGGGCATCAAGTACTTCGAGCCTGCTCAAGATGAGTCGCTACGCTTCCAGTACAAGGAGTCCAAGGGTGTAGATGTCTGGACCAAAGGTCAGGCAACTCTAATCTACGACGTAGCCCAAGGCCATAACACTACCAACACTATCTATAGCAATGGCAGACCAGGACAATTCCTGCGATCCATCAAGTGGACCAAGAGTGGTAACACCTATGACGGATGCTTATTGCTTGACGGCTATGACCTGAACAAGATTTATCCAACCATTACTGCAACCATTACCAACAAGGCTTTGACATCTAACGTGGCAACCCTAACAACTGCGGCTGCTCACGGAATGGCTGTAGGTATGACAGCAGAAGTCAGTGGAGTAGATGCCACATTCAATGGCTCATACACAATTACCGCAGTCACTAGCACCACTTTCTCCTATGCTAAAACTGCTACTAACGTAACCTCTACTGCAGCCACAGGTACTGTCATTAGTAATGACACACACTTCCAAGACTATGCAGTAGTAGGTGCCTATCGAATCTACGCAGTCTGTGATGATGGAGTCTATGCCTACTGGATATCACTCATTGATGATTCTGGAACTGACCGTACTGCTATGTACAAGAAGTTACTCAATGATGATGCCACTGTATCACCGACCTTGATGTGGAAGACCTCATCTGTCATTGTCAACAATGCAGTCCTTGAATTTACTAAAGAGCGTATTGTTGCCGTTATCAATAATGGAGTCTATGAGATTCCTACAAACGCAACTGCCTTGACAGGTGCTGGCGGTGGAACCTTGGTCTATACCCACCCAGTAGATAACTTTGTATACACCAGCATTACATCTAGCGGTGCTGCTATTTATTTGGCTGGCTACTCAGGCGGTCAATCCAATATCCAGAAATTCACACTGACTACTGCTGGTGCTATGCCTGCCTTGACCAGCGCTATCACTGCTGCTGAGATGCCTGTTGGCGAGCGCATCTTCCGTATCTATTACTACCTTGGCTATATGCTCATTGGTACAGATAAAGGTGTTCGAGTAGCGGCAGTATCCGATGACGGATCTATAGCCTATGGCCCATTGGTCTTTGAATCGGAGCAACCAGTCTATGACTTTGCTGCTCGTGACAAGTATGTCTGGTGCGCTACTAACGTAGATGGTTCACCTGGTACTACTCGTATTGACTTAGGTACTCAGATTGCCCCACTGGTATTTCCTTACGCTTGGGATACTTACTACTACCCAGAGACTGTGAATGACCGCATTACTGGTCGTTACACAACTGCCTGTGCTTTCATCAATGGAACAGACAGACTTGCTTTTACCACCAATAACAACGGTACCGATGGTCACGTCTATGTTGAATCTGATACTGACCTAGTATGGGAAGGGTATATCCAGACTGGTTATATCCGCTATAACACACTAGAGCCAAAGATATTCAAGCTGGTATTTCCTCGCTTCATTGCCACCGATGGTGGCTTAGTGGTCAAGTCTGTTACAGCAGATGATACCGAGTACACAATCGGTAACTACCCACAAGGTTCAGACGTTACTGAAACTGGCGTGCCATATCCAAACGTCCCGCAGGAATACCTAGCGTTCAAGTTTGTGATTACTCCATCAACAAGTGACATCACAAGTGGACCATTGTTTACTGGTTACCAAGTCAAGTCGCTACCTGCAATCCCACGTCAGCGCTTGATTCAGTACCCGCTATTCTGCTATGACCACGAGTCAGATAAGTTCGGAGTAGAGATTGGATACGAAGGCTCTGCTTGGCAGCGTATGCAGGCTCTTGAGTCTATTGAAAACAATGGCGATACCATCCGTATCGAAGACTTCCGCACAGGAGAATCATTCCTTGGACTCATCGAAGAGTTAGATTTCATCAACAAAACACCTACAGATAAGCGCTTCACTGGTTTTGGTGGAGTTCTTATTGCAACTATTAGATCCGTATAAGGAGCCAGTAAATGACCCCTACCGATTGGGCAATGCTTGTTGCCACCATTCTAGGAATAGCCTCAACCCTGCTAATGGGATTGCGGTGGCTAGTCAAAACATTTCTTATGGAACTCAAGCCCAATGGCGGCTCATCTATCAAGGACAAGGTAAATGCCTTGGAAGAAAAAGTAGATTTACTAACCGATCTAGTCAAGGAAGCATTGAGGAAGTGACGAATGAAACCACTTGCAAAGAGTGCAACACCTGCCGCTGTTGCCGTTCTACGGCAGGCAACTGCGCTTGTTCCCAAGCGCAAGAAAGCATCGGATGGCCTACTACCAAGCAAGGCGCACATACACCAAAACCCTAACTCTGACCACAACACAGGTCACGCAGTGGACTTGACTCACGACCCACATAATGGGATTGATTGCGGTGATATCTACGAGAAACTCAAGGCAGACAAGAGAGTCTCATATCTGATCTTCAGTGGACGTATCTGGTCTGCAGAACGCGGGGACCGCGTTTATACGGGACCAAATAAACACGTCAAACATCTGCATATTTCCATCAAGGAAGAATGTGCTAAGGATACAAGTCCTTGGTTCCCTTGGTTGGGAACACCTAAGCCCTTGGCTAAGGTGAAGGCTAAGGTCACACCGAAGCCTAAAAAGAAGGAAGTATCAAGTCCGAAGGAGGACTAATGAAAGAACAACTCAAGCAGGTATCGCTTACCTGGTTCCGCGCTGCAGCATCTGCTGCTATCGCTCTGTACCTAGCAGGCGAGACTGACATCAAGACTCTTGGAACTGCAGCACTTGCAGGATTCCTTGGTCCTGTATTGAAGTGGCTAGATTCATCTGCCAAGGAGTTCGGACGTAAGTAGTTTGTAGAGAACGCTGCGAGGAAAGGCCCTGTCACCGAAAGGTGATGGGGCCTCTTTTTGCATTTATACGGAAACTCCGTAGTCGGTATGGATGAACCCGACAACCTTGCGTATCTTGCGAGTGTCCTTGAATTCTGTGGTAGCTGGCATCCAGCGCTCAGACCAGACAGGTTCTGGTACTTTGAAGAGATCAAAGGCCCACTTACCAGCAGGCGTAGAGTTGATATACCAAGGCTCAAGGTTACGGTACTTAGCCTCTAGTAAGAGCCTGTCGTATTTAGATTTCTCTATCAGTAGTTCTGGGTAGTGGGTATGTCTGCACTTGAGTTCTATGTAGAAACCGAACTCATCAGAGATGCAGTCGAAGGAGTCGAAGGTTCCTTCACTCTTGATTAGGTCGGGGAACTTGCTGTCTTTTAGATAATCAAAGAGTTCTTTTTCGTTCATTGCGCCTCTGGATTATCTATCGGACAGGGCGCCTTCAAAAGGTTTCCACAATTAGCACATTGTACATCAAGGGCATACCAAACTATCTCATAGTTCTCAAATTGGACATACGTGTTGAACACGGTACAACCACAGACACACTGGTGGGTTGGACCTACATCGCGGAGGTCAGAGGCTTGAATTGGTGGGATGTCTTGGCTATATTTCAGCAGCCGAAGTAGACGGAGCAGCATTGCCTCACTCCTATCGGCCCGTGAGGGCCGCTACTGTAATTCGCCTAACGGCTCATATTGTAATGAACTGGTGTGTCGCTACCGCGACGACACGCCGAGAGATGTATAGTTCCGCTATGACAACATTGGTTGGTGTGCAACTCGAAGATCGAGTTGTGTTAGCTGCAGATTCTCAGATTACCGAAGATAACTTGAGGACCGTTAGCACATCCACTCCGAAAATAATTCACGTCGGTAAGTACCTGCTAGGTATCACAGGTGACTCACGTCCTGGTGACATCCTTGCCTACAACTGGAAACCACCTGTATACAAAGGAGCTAACCCTGTTCAGTGGATGGGTACCAAGGTAATGCCATCCATCATCACGGCGTTCAAGGAGAATGGATATGATCCGTATGAATCGACAAAAGAAAAAGACGCAGGGTTCGACTACCTTGTTTCGTTTGATGGCAACCTCTTCCATATTGCGACGGACCTCTCGTTCATCCAGTCGTCCGCCAATATTTATGGACTTGGTAGTGGTGGGCAGTTTGCTCTTGGTTATCTTTATGACCGCGTGGGCCGTCTCACTATGGGCAATGTAGACCAACACGCCGAGAAAGCCGTTCAGATAGCCTCGATGCTTGACATCAATACCTGTCCTCCGATTCAATTAGTTACTCAGAGACGGGAGCTGTAATGTATAAAGATTTCAAATCGTTCACCCTTCACGTGAACAAACATACCCTAGAGAACTTTGCTCTGGGTTTTGATTACTACATCATCTATATGTATCCGACAAATATTAGGAGAGCAAAAGTGTTTCAGTTGAACTTTTTGTTTTTCAATGTAACATTGACTCGTTGGTTCACACGCGAATATATCTCAGGGGCTTGATATGGATATCAAAGAACTACTTGTAAAGGCTCTTCACGAGAAAGAGAACAAGCGCGGCAGGTCCACGCAAGTTCAAATCGGTCCATCAGAACTCGGTGGATGTAGACGCAAGGTGTGGTATCGGTTGAATGGTCAACCTGAAACCAATGACAACGAGATAAAACTCGCAGCGATTATGGGGACTGCCATTCACGCTGCAATAGAGAATGCACTTGCAGAGAATCAAGAGGTCCTTCTGGAGAAGACCGTTGAGTTTGACGGTATGAAGGCCCACGTTGATTGCTTCATTCCTGGGACAGGGGATGTCGTTGACTGGAAGACTACGAAAGTCAAGAACCTTTCTTACTTTCCGTCAGAACAGCAACGCTGGCAAGTACAAGTCTATGGCTACCTGATCTCTAAGTCTGGCTTGGGGAAGGTCCAGAACGTGAACCTAGTAGCTATACCTCGTGACGGAGATGAGCGAGATATTCTTGTTCACTCCGAACCATATGACGAGGCCATCGCACTAGAGGCTCTGAATTGGTTAGCAGCGATTCGGACTATGACTGACGCTCCTGCGCCCGAAAGGCACGAGAGCTACTGTCAGAGCTACTGCAAATTCTATGATGCCTCTGGTGAGATGGGATGCGTTGGTATAAAAAAAGGACTTACCAAGTCTGAGTTACCTCAGCTTGATGACTTTGAAGCTGCGATGGATGCACTGCATTACACGCAGATAGACACCGAAATAAAAACATTAGAAGAAAAGAAACAAGCACTACGCGATAAGTTGCTTGGTAAAACTGGAGTTACTACTACTGGATACGAGATCAAGTGGTCTACTGTTCAGAGTAATACCATCGACAAGGAAGCAGTGGAGAAAGCACTAGGCTTCGTGCCGATGAAACAAGGGAAGGAAAGCGCAAGGCTTTCCATCAAAAAGACTGGAGACAAATAATGGCTGCACCAGAGTCAACAAAGTTTCAGGTGAATTTCAAAGCACCAGATGGAACTCTTATCAATTTGTACGCTGCGAATAAGGAAGAACTTGAGGCGCTGTTATCAACAGCGCAGGACTTTTCTGCCCTCATTGGAAGCGTTAGCCAATCATTCTCAGGCGCTAGAGTTGCTGCGCCCGTACCAAGTGCTGCGCCAGTAGCATCTGCGCCTGCACCAACTATTGCTCCTGTTGGGTCAGGTAACTTCTGTAAGCACGGACCGATGGCTTACAAAGAAGGCGTAAGCGCTAAGGGTCCTTGGAAAGGTTATATGTGTAGCGCACCAAAGGGTGCTACAGATAAGTGCCAAACTATCTGGGTCCGATGACCCAATGCGAGAGCCTCGTGAATTCGAGGATCCTCTCTGCGCTCAATCAGGTAGCGACTTCTGGTTTCCAGAACCAGGGCAAGGAAGCAAGCCTGAAACGCACTTCGCTCGAAGTATATGTAACAACTGTATCCATCAAGCTGAGTGTGCAGAATGGGGTATCCATAACGAGCGTTACGGAATCTGGGGTGGCCTTACAGAGGCACATCGAAAGCAGATAAGAAAACAAAGAAGAATAGTTTTACGACGGGAGGAAAGTGCTTAGGTTAGACCGCGCTTGGAAGACTGCCCATACATTGGCGCAGCCACTTCCGACTGTGTGGAAAGACTTAGATACTAAAGGCATAAAGTTTCGGCGTGGTCAAGTGTGTATGGTTGCCGCTGCACCTAACGCTGGAAAGTCTATGTTCGCTCTTGTGTACGCTATCAAGGCCAAGGTGCCTACTCTGTTCTTTTCTGCAGATACCGATACTGCTACGGTGATGTTGCGTGCTGCAGCACATCTAGCAGGTCACACCCAAGAAACTGTAGAGAATCAAATGAGTATCAACCCTGATGCTTATGAAGAAAATCTACAGGCTATATCACACATACAGTGGGTCTTTGATTCATCACCAAACCTTGATGATATTGAGGCAGAGGTAAAGGCTTACATTGAACTCTATGGCATCGCACCACAGTTGATAGTCGTAGATAACCTGATGAATGTCATCGCTGAATCTGATAATGAGTGGGCAGGCTTACGCCAGATAATGGTGGAGCTACACGATATGGCACGCAAGACAGAAGCCTGTGTCGTTGTTCTGCATCACGTATCAGAACAGACTGAGTACGGATCTATGACTGAGCCACCGCACCGACGAGCAATCCAAGGTAAGGTATCTCAACTACCAGCTCTGATACTCACGCTGGGTTACAACCCGTTTGAGCATACGCTTAGGGTTGCAGCCGTAAAGAATCGTTTCGGAAAGCATTCAGTTGATGGCAAGGATTGGGCAGGTTTATTCGTAAACTTTGCTACCTGCCAGATATCTGACGCTGATGCTTACGGCAGGATGGTCTATAACTCTAACTTAGCGAGGGCTTTGTGAGTTCATACAATAAGCAAAAGGGTTCCAAGTTTGAGACGGATGTAATGAAATACTTGAGGAAACTTGGACACTTTGCTGAGCGCCTAGCCAAGGCGGGATCTAATGATGAAGGTGACATCGTTACCATAATCGCAGGTCAGACCTATATTCTGGAGTGTAAGAACCGTAAGTCAATCAATCTTCCGCAGTTCTGGGCAGAAGCTCAGACTGAGGCAGCCAACTATGCGAAGGCTCGTGGACTACCCGTCAACCCACCAGCCTTCGTCATAGTCAAACGCAGACAACACGGAGTAGAGAAGGCTTGGGTAATCCAAGACCTAGACCAATGGTTACAAGATAGGAGTAAGTGATGCCAGTACCAGAGGGACAGATAACAACGAGCAAGATATGGACAGCAGAAGATGTACCACTACCAGAGGAACCAACTGAGGTAGAAGAGAAGGAAGAAGAGGCAGAAGCAGATGAGTAAATACTTTCCAGTAAGATTTGATGGAGTAAGTCTTTGTGACTGTGAACCACTATGGAAACAGATACTACTTGTCTCTGTTTATGAGTGGGATGAAACTCCCTACGGACTGACTATCCGTATTCTAGGATTCAATATTGATTTCCTATTAGGCAAGTGGGAGTAAGATGATCTGCAGTAGCTGTAGTTGGGCAGGTCATCACAACACTATTGGTAAGACTGACCTAGCCAAAGAGTTTCACGAGAAGTGTGAAGGAGACTGCGGATGCCAGCACAAGACTGGTCCAGGGTGGTTCGTGCGAAGAGGTCAAAGACCAACTCAGATGCAAACTCAGTCTCCATAGCAGATGTAGTAAGACACTTCGGAGGAGAAGTGAAAGAGGGACGCAACGTCTCAGTGCGTTGCTGTATGCACGATGACTCTCGCAAGAGTGCAGTCATAGATACATACAACAACTTGTATTACTGTCACACCTGTGGCAAGGGTGGCAATGCAGTCAATGTCATAATGGAATTAGAGAATGTGGGGTTCAAAGATGCTCTCGCAAGAGCAGGCGAAATCGTTACAGGAGGCGGCTCACCATTACGCGGAGGCAATAAGCGACGAGGCTCTAGCCTATCTCGCAGGACGTGGAATATCTGAAGAGGTAGCAGCTCGCTACCGATTAGGAACTATCACAGATCCGATAGAAGGGCATCAAGGATATGAGGGTTGGATTTCCATACCCTACTTCACCGCTTTAGATTTATGTGTAGGCTTCAAGTTCCGCAGGCTTGATGATGGCAAGCCAAAGTATGGCTCACCTGTAGGACAGAAGACTCACCTGTTCAATGTTGTAGCTACAATGTCTGCAACCAAGAGCATCGTCATCTGTGAAGGTGAGTTCGATGCGATTATTATGGATGCAGTCTGTGGTGTACCAGCAGTAGGAGTACCTGGAGTAGCGGCGTGGAAACCTTTCTATCCCAAACTATTCGGTGGCTTTGATGTTGTGTATATTCTCGGAGACAATGATGTGAAAGATGATGGCACCAACCCAGGAGCAGAGTTTTCTAGGCGTGTCGCAGGTGAGGTTACGAACTCACAAATCGTACAATTACCACCAGGTATGGACATAACAGACTTCTATCTGGTGAATGGAAAAGAAGCAACAGCCAACCTAGTAGGAGGAGCAAAGTGAGTGAGCAAGAAAAAGGATCTCCAAGAGGCAGCCAGATTATTGATGGATATGGGGATGATAATAGTCTCGATAGATTACAAGGCTGGTACGATAACCTGTCGCCTGATACCAACAAGAGAATAGATGATGAGTTCATCGCAGATATCTGGCGAGTCCTTGACACAGCAGGAAATCTGCTCATCCGCAAGCATCACGATTACGGCCCGAAGAACATCGCTCA